TTCCCTATCTTATACACCCGGGAAGCCTGGGACTATTCCTCCTTTTGATAGGAGCAGAGTTTTTAAATTAGTATCGTACTTACGGAACTCTTTTATGTGTTTCGATATGTTACGAGATAAAACTGATGCCTTTTTAGCATGAGGTTTATCATCTTTTAAAAATTCTCGTTTAAATAAAGCCTCGAGGCTTAACCTATCAGCAAGAATGAGAATACTTTGTAAAAAAGATAATCTCTCAAAGGTAGCAGGAATTGTGACAGGGTCACTAGGTTCCGCTACCAATGATTTCTTTTGATCCCACTCAGGCTCTCGAGACTTAACTTTCCCGAAAGTAAAGAACTCATCTTCACTCGAAAGTGCGAACACTTTCCCCTTGAACATAGGGAGCCACAAGGGTAAATCCAACTGAGGAGCCTTGGCGTAATCCCATTGGGATCCTACTCTAAGATCTACAGAGATCTTAATATCGAGTAACCAAGAACCCTTCGTATGGATAGAGGGTGACATGAGAGGCCGAAATTCTGCCATTAATCGATCCAGATATTGCTCTCGAGCCGCACACACTAGAGGAACATTCATAGAATTGATTCCCAAACCAATTTCTTTGGATGAACCGTTAGGTTGCTGCTCGGTGTAATAATAAAGATTTCTAGTCATCTCCTGCTGGAGAAGACGAGTATCCTTAGAATCTGGAACCGAAAAAGGGCAATTAATTGGTCTTTTTGGAACAATATAATTAAGGGTGGATAACCCCAAGAATTCGGTTTCTACTTTGGGAAGAATGGAGTGAAGCATGTTCTGAACCTGCTCACTTCCAAATCTCTTAGCTTCTTTATATTGTTTATTCCATTCATTTAAACTTTGCGAAGACATTACCTCCACATAGAGGTTCTGTGCCCTCTCAGACATAAATTTAACGAACTCATAATATTCGTCGGATTTACGCTGAGGGTCCCAAAACATATGATTCAATATGTCAGCATAGTTGTATGAATACCGCAGAGTGCGGTACCATACTAAATACTTGCTTAATCCTATTATCCCACAGTCTTTGACTGCCGGGCTTAGTAGTATAGGGAGCAGAGCAGTGATGAACAAAGGTTTAAAACCCTTCGTCATCATTGGTCCAGCTTTGTACCACAAACGTGGAACAAGGGACTTTAAATAAAAACTAACTGTTTTTATATTAGGTTTTTTCCAATCCCTGTCCAATAGACGAGCTATGAGCTCCAATCTCATCGAACAAGTATTGGCTGAAACTTCCTCCCGCAATGATGCGGGAGAAACATTCTCAGAACCTAACACTATCTGACTAGCAAATTGAAATAGTCTCTCGCCCTTTTTACCTAAAATAGGTGTAGGGGGGGAGCATACACTCTTTGCTAGAGAAATAGGAATATCCAAGTCTTTACAACATAGAAGATACTGCTCTGCTACCAGTTTGTCTGCAATCACAATATCATCCCCTAATACTCTATATTTTTTAAACATGAGCATTAGTGGATAAGCTTTTGATGCAGCAAACTGAACTAATAAGTGATGGAATAAAGCAAGTGAAGCCCATGATGATAACGCTCCCATAGGTTGTCCTCGGGTGTAGCGAATATAATCTTTCCCCTCGTGATTATATCTAACTTTGTTTTTTGAACCTTCCTTAGGAGGTAATTGGAAATCTCTATCAATAAGGAGATTAGCCCATTCTCTTCCTATAGGAACGTCAAAAAGAGAGTCTAGAATATCGATATAATAATCAACTGATATCATATCGGTGGCCGACTTCAAATCATAGGAATAAAAACAATCATGACCTTCTTTCTTAAAAGAAGAGACTGATTCATCCTGATCAAAAGTCGAATCACAATCACCAAATACGGCCAACAGTTTAAATAAATGTTTATGTAAAGGTAGTAAGGACATCTGAGTCCAATAATCTACCATTGCAAAAACACGTATTTTTCCTGCTGATTCATATTTGAGGGAAAGGGCCCCTAAAAAGGCCTTTTTATTTATAAAATCTTTAAACCAAGTCGAATGGAATGGAGCAGAGATGTAATACAAGAAATTGTACATATCTATTCCATGTATGTCGCCTAACAATCGCATCCAAGTTAGGAAGTGATTATTAGGTTGCATACCCCATAATCTCGCTGCCTTAGGGGCCGCAAAGATTGAGGGTCCAGGGCTTACTCCGCTGCCTGTAAGAATAAGAGGAAAATGATCCGGTTTCAAAACAGATATCGGATAAATCATCCTATTCTTACGGACAAAAGAGTAAACAAACTTTTTAAAATCAGAGCGAGAGTTAGATAGGACGGGTGCAGAAACTATGGAAGTGAAATCAGGCTCCTTATATACACCTTCCAAAGCTCGGTAAATGGACAATATAGAAAACCAGACCCGAATCCAAGGTTTATTCCGCGTTATAAATGCTTGCCTTACAGGATTAGGTAACCAAACTGGTATACCTGATTTATTTAACCGTAAGGGAGCACCCAACGCAATTGGATCCGATCTGGTCCCCGCAAGATAAGATTCAAGACAATGTCTTGTAACCTTTAAAATGCGGATATATTGACCAATACCGTTATGCTTAAGGATGAGGCGAGAAGATTCGATAAAATGTTGTACGGAATTTAAATAAGTACGACCTAATTTTAACCCTGCGTAAGCGGCTAAGTTTACACTATAGCCTCTTACTAATCGGTGGATATTTGATCCATCGACTCTAACCATTGTACTATCATTTTTTGTTACTACAAAGGGAAGAAGGAGTGAACGCCAGTACTTTGCACTCATAAACTGAGTGGGAGTACTGGGGGAAATTTTGGATAAATCTTTTATCTTCTTTTCGTTCCAATCAGCCGGGGGCTCATCTCCTGGCCGTGCGATGACCAAGATAGACGTCTCTGTTGAGAGCGCTACTTTGAGTAAAGAAGCATACTCACGTTCTGTTAAATACAGAACGCCCCTAGGGTCAACAGGATCGATAACCGCATAATGCGTCCAAATTCGGTCCCAATCCAGACCTTCCCAATAAAGGAACTGTAACACCGAAGGGTGTTTACAGCTTATAGGGGTGGTGGAAAACAAACGAGATTGTTGTTTTTTCATTAGTAAATTGTTTTTAACGGGCTTTCCTGTTAAGGACAATCGAACATGAAGGATAAACATTACCTCTAGAGTGTACACCACTGCTGGTCATTCATCCCCACGGAATCCTGATCAACAATGTCGAAAGTTGAATACTGTCAAGCGACACTAATCTCTAAACTAGTCCTTGGGTAAAACCGGGAAAACATCTATATTAAAGATGTTAGAGTTTTGTGTGATCTCCACCTCGAAATCCAAGGGTTTCATTAAGAGGGCCGAGAGAGACAGAGGTTAAATAGCGGGAGATTCCCCCTATACCTTGAGTTATAGACTTAGTCAAGACATAGGAGTACTGTTAGTCACCCCACTCAGTGTGAGTGAGTTCACCTGCTCCATAAGAAGAGCCTATCTAATAGTATTCTTCTAACGTAAAGTACAGCCTTCCCGAAAGGTAATGGCCTCCTTCAGATAGTACAAAATTCCTTGGGCACCGGGGGGGTGCCGGGAAGGTTCCTGAGCACGGACACCCGCGGGTTAGGGTGTCCCTTGAGTTTCAGACAACGAGTTATCATCCCCTCAAGGGATATCTCGGATGAGATAGCTCATATCCTGGTCTGGACAGGATGGAAAAGACTGAGGAAGCCAAGAGGTACCCATCCGGGTAGGCAGCTGCAAAGC